ATGGGCGGACATCCGCGGCGCGAACGGCCTGAACACCATCAAGGCGTCGCTGGATGGCGTGGAGATCAACGCCTACAGCTTCCGCATCCGGTATCGCACTGACGTCGATGCCGCCAAGCGTGTCGTGTACGGCGGCCAGAACTACGACGTGAAGCAGGTCCGGCACAACCACGCCCGCAAGGAGTGGACGGATCTCATCTGCGAAGTGGGCGGCAATGACGGTTAAGGCGCAACTCGACCTGTCCGGCTGGACGAAGGCGCTGGACAGCCTCGCGGGCGAGAAGCGCGTCAGTCTCGCTCGCTCTATGTGCGTGGCGGGCGGCAAGGTATTTGAGGCTGAGGCAAAGTTGCAAGTTCCGGTGAAGGATGGCGCGCTCCAGAACGCCATCTACCTTGCATTCAAGGACGCGGAATCGACCGACGAGCGCGTCAAGTATTCCGTGAGTTGGAACCACCGCAAGGCACCACACGGCCACCTGATCGAGTTCGGGCACTGGCAGCCCTACAAGGTCGTCAAGCTGCCGAACGGCGACTGGTTCACCACGAAGGAAAAGCTGCCAAGCCCGAAGTGGATCTCGGCCAAACCGTTCCTTCGCCCGGCCTACGACATCGCGAAAGAGCGCGCCGTGCAGGCCATGATCGAGCGCGGCAAGCAGCGCCTGCCGGAATTGCTGGGAGAAGACAGTGGGGATTGAGGCCAGCATCAAGACGGCGCTGGCGTCGATTGCGGGCGGGCGCGTGTATCCCGACACGCCACCGGACAACCCGACGTTCCCGTGCATCGTGTACCAGCAAGTCGGCGGCGATGTCATCAACCCGCTGGAATGCACCGACCCGAACCTCGACAACGCCCGCATCCAAGTATGGGTGTGGGCAAAGACGCGCCTGGAAGCGTCCAGCGTCATGCGTCAGGTCCGCATCGCGCTGACAGGATCGCTGAAAGCCTATGCGCTCGGCGCTCCGGTATCCGATTACGTTGAAGAATTGAAGAACTACGGCAGCCGTACCGATTTCAGCATCTGGTACGCGCCATAAGAAATGTCCCTACGGCGCGCCTAGCAAGGCGTGGCGACACCTGTGTGCGACGGGCAGCGGGGCGAGGCAACCGGTGAAGGACGCGGGCGGTACCGCCCAAAGTCCCTGACGGGTCCGGTGAAGGCTAATGGCGGCGAGGATCAATCGCCGCTCATGCCCTGACGGGCTGGGCTAACTACTGTCGCAGCTATTTCGAGGCCCGCCATTGCGCGGGCCTTCTCGTTTCAAGCCCCGACTAGCCCTCGTCGTGAGACGCGCGAAATCGGGCACCTGTTTGGCCCCGGTCTGCGGACCCGTGCCAACCCGCAATCGGAATACGCGATTCCGAGCAGACCGCCGTGAGGCGGCCTTTCCCATCGAGATGGAACAACACAAATGGCATACACGATCGCGAATGGCTCGACCATTCATATCGGCTCGGCGGTCGGCTCTTCGCTGACTGTCACCGTTGCTACGAACGCCTCCCCGTGCGTGATGACCTCGACGGCCCACGGCCTGTCGAACGGCGACTACATCATCGTGACCTCGGGCTGGTCCCGCGTCACCGACAAGGTGTGGCGCGTCGCCAACGTCACCGCCAACACGTTCGAGCTGGAAGGCAGCAACACCAGCGACACGACCGTCTACGCGGCCGGTTCGGGCACGGGCTCGGTCAAGAAGGTCACGACCTGGACCCAGCTCACGCAGGTGCTGTCGGTCAGCTCACAGGGTGGCGAACAGCAGTACGCGACCTATCAGCCGCTGGAAGGCGACCGCGAAGTCCGCATCCCGACCGTCAAGAGCGGCGGCGGCCTCGACATCGAGGTTGGCGACGACCCGACGCTCGCGGGCTTCCAGGCGTTCATGACCGCCAACGACGCGCGCACCGCCTATGCGGTCCGCATCACGGCGGCCAATAGCGGCAAGTCGCTGTTCTACAGCTACATCTCGGCCGACAAGGTGCCGCAGATGAACGTCAACGACGTGCAGAAAGCGCGCATCTCGCTGTCGCATCTGAACGAAGCCGTGCGCTACGCGACCTAATGGACCGGGGAGGCCCGGTGCATTGGGCCTCCCCTTTTCCTGAAGGAGCAACACGATGTTCAAGATTCAAGCCAACCCCACCATTGACGCGAAGCTGACCCTCATCGGTCAGGGCCGTGAACAGGTGTTGGAGTTGACGTTCAAGCATTCCACCCGATCCGATTACCTTCAGTTGCTGTCGGATGTGCGCGAGGAAAAGCGCAAGCCCGAGGATGCGCTGGCGAGCCTGATCGAGAAGTGGAACGCCGACATGGCCGTCTCGGCTGACGCGATGAAGGCGCTGGATGAACACCAGCCCGGCGCGCTCATGGCGATTCTCAATGCCTACGGTGACGCCTTGCTGGTATCGCGCAAGGGAAACTGATCGGCAGCGCCCGCGTCCTCCGCGACGGACTTCCGACGCCGGAGGACTTGGAGCAAGCGGGCCTCGCGCCTGAGGACTGCACGACGCCCAACGAGGACGGCGTGTATTACGACCTCGGCGACAAAGCGTGGCGCTGCCAGATTTGGGAAGAAAACTGGTCCGCGCTCAGTTTGTACCTGCGACTGCATACGCAGTGGCGCGTCGGCTTCAGCGGTGCCGTAGGGCTGGACTACAACGTCCTGTTCCACGAATTGGACCGGATGCACCTCGACCCCGATGACTACGACGACCTGTTCGGGTCCGTCCGAGTGATCGAAGAAACGATGCTGAACCCCAAGCCGGCCTAGCGCCGGCTTTTCCTTTTTGAGAGTCCCATGACCGAAGAGAGCATCGGCACTGCCCGCCTAGATTTGGTGGCGGACACGTCCGAGTTTGTCGTCGGCGTGGAGGCAGCCAAGAAGGCCACGGCGGACCTCGGGCGTGCGACGCAGCAATCCGCGAAGGTCGCGGCCGATGGCATCGCCAAGACCAATGCGGCGGCCAAAACCACGGCCGATGCCCTGAAGGGCGCGGCTAGTTCCGTGGAGCAGAACAGCCGACGCCAGATTGCGTCGCTGGAGAAGCAGATTGCCACGCTTGGGCTCGCCAAGGATCAGGTGATTGCTTACCGGATCGCCACGCAGACTTCCGGCGACGTGGCGGCGAGGTTGACCGAAAAGCTCAACGCCCAACGTGCCGCGCTCTCCAAGAGCGGCGACGCGATCAGCGGCAACGCGAAGTCCGCCAAGGAGTTGCAGTTCGCGATGCGCGGCCTGCCCGCGCAGTTGACGGACATCGTGACGGGGCTTGCCTCGGGCCAGCGTCCGCTGTCGATCCTGTTCCAACAGGGCGGACAGTTGAAGGACATGTTCGGCGGCATCGTGCCCGCCGCTCGCGCCTTGGGCGGCGCGGTGCTGGATCTCGTCAATCCGTTCACCATCACGGCTGCCGCCGTGGTGGGGCTGGGCGTCGCATGGCGTGAAGCAAACAAAGAAGCAGAAGGTTTCAACAAGGCCATCATCCTCTCCGGCGGTGCGGCGGGTGCGTCCCGCCAGAAGCTGGAGGAAATGGCGGCGTCGGTGGCAAAAACTACCAACGCTACGCAGGGCCAGGCGTCGGCCGCGCTGGCCGAGGTGGCCGCCTCCGGGCAGTTCACCGCCAAGCAGATGCAGATGGTGGCGCAAGCCGCCATCGAGATGCAGCAGGCGACCGGACAGTCCATCAAGAAAACGGTGCAGGACTTTGCGTCGCTCAAGGGCGACCCGCTTGACGGCATCCTGAAGCTCAACGACGCCATTGGCGACGGCACCAACGTTGTCCACTTCCTGACTCAAGCACAAGCCGATCAAATCGCCAAGCTCAAGGAGCAGGGCCGGGAGGCAGAGGCCACAGACTTGGCGTTCAAGGCGCTGTTTGACGGCATCAACTCCCGCGCCCCACAGGCTTCGGAGCAGATGTCCCTGTTGGGGGGCGTGCTGCACTCGATTTCCGTCGCCGCACACCAAGACCTCGACGCCGTTGTCGGATTCTTCCGGGGTGCTGACGAGGGCATTCGCAGCTTCATCCTGAGCCACGAAAAAGCGTTGCGGTCGATGGGCAATCTGGCGGCTGCGCTGCCAGGCAACATCTTCGGCAACGCGCAATTGGATGTTCTCAACTCCGTAATTGACACGGCCAAGCACAAAAACAGGCCGAACTTCTCTAATGTCACCGGCGGAGAGGAGGTTGATAGCCAGGAAACCAAAGAAGCCATCGCCTTCAAGGACCGCTATCTCACCCGCGAAGAGAACAAGAAGAAGGCGATTGCAGAGCTGGATCGACTGCGGTCGCATTACACGCAGCAGGAATACGACATCCTGCGGAAAGGCATCGAGGAGCGGTTCAAGCCGCCGAAAACCCCAAACAACGGCATTGAGGGTGCGACGGCCAAGCAGAATGTTCAGGCATTCGAGGATCAGCTCAGGAAAGAGCAGGGGTTGATCGCCAACCAGACACAGGTTCTGGAAGCCAATTACGCTGCCCGCAACATCACGGTGGCGAACTACTACAAGGAACAGAGGCGTCTCACCCAAGAAGGGACTGACGCGCAGATCAAGGCGCTGGAAGGCGAGATCGCCGCACTCAGCGCCCGTAATGTGCATGGCAAGGTGTCGATCCAGAACGCAACGGAGATTGCGCAGAAAGAGGCCGAACTGGCGAAGGTCCGCGCCGATGGTGCGACCAAGCTGGAAGTCCTGAACATTCAGGAGGCCGCGCAGATCAAGCAGCGCCAGCAGTTGCTGACCTCCTACAACGACGCGCTCAAGCAGACGGAAGATACGCTCCACGACGAGTTGGACAACCAAGTCGCCCGCATCTCGATGGGCGAGCGCGAGTTCGAGATGCGCTCGCGGATCAACCAGATCCTGCGGCAGCAGTCAAAGGAACTGTTGGACCTCGCCCGCGCCCGCGACGCTGATCCGGCCAACGCCGACCTGTACGACAAGCAGGCCGCCGCACTGGAAGCCTCCGTACAGCGCCAGGTGCAGGCCGTGCGCGATGGCTACAAGGCCATGTCCGAGGCGCAGGCGAATTGGTCGAACGGCGCGATCAAGGCGTTCACCGACTACGCGGACGCTGCGAATGACGTGGCGGGGCAGACCTACGGCATCTTCTCGGACGCCCTGCATGGTCTGGAGGATGTCTTCGTTGACTTCTTCACCAAGGGCAAGGCGGACTGGAAGGGCTTTTTTGACGGCATCGCGGCCGAGATCACCCGGTTCGTGGTCCGTCAGCAACTGAGCAAGCTCGCGCAGAAGTTCCTGCCGGGCCTGACGGGCGATCAGGGCGATTCCTCGGCCAGCGCCCTGTCCGGTGCAGCGGGGCAGCTCGCGGCGTCCGCGACGCCGTTGTATGGCGCGGCGGCGGCCCTGAGCGCGTCTGCGTCCGCCTTGGCTGCGGCCGGTGGCGCTCAGGGCATCAGCGGCGGTGCCACCACGGGCGGCAGCGGAAGCTGGATTGACTCGCTGTTCTCGCTGTTCTCCAGTGGCGGCGGCGAGCAGTGGTACGCCAACGGCGGCGCATTCGAGAACGGCGTGCAGAAGTTCGCCTATGGCGGCGTCGTCTCCAGTCCGACCAACTTCGGCATGTCCGGTGGCCGCCTCGGATTGATGGGCGAGGCGGGCCCCGAAGCCATCCTGCCATTGCATCGCGGTCCTGACGGAAAGCTCGGCGTGCGGATGGAAGCGGCGAACGAGCCGCAGCGCACCGGCCCGACCGTCGTCCAGCAGACGGTCTACGTGCAAGGCCGCATCGACTCCCGCACCGCTTCCCAATTCGCGCAGGCGACCGCCCGCGAACAGAACCGCGCGTCCTCCCGGAACCGCTAACCCATGACGATCATCGCGACCCGCCTCTCCGCGAAGGTCGAGGCGGGGTTCTCGGCTGTCGTGGGCTTTTCCACGCGCGTGGTCGAGCTGAAAACAGGATTTGAGCGCCGCAACGCCAACTGGCTCAACCCCAAGCGCCGCTTTACCGCCCGCACCGCCGGCTGGACGCCCGAGATGCGCGCCGAGCTGCTGAACCTCGCACACGCGGCCCGTGGCTCGCTCTACGGCTTTCTGTTCAAGGACTGGAACGACTACAGCGTCACCGCGCAGTCGCTCGGCACCGCACCGTCCGGTTCCACGCCCGTGCAGTTGGTCAAGACCTACACCTACGGCTCGGAAACCTACACCCGCACGATCACCAAGCCCGTCGCCTCCACGGTCACGGTCTACCAGAACGGTGTCGCCAAGGCGGGCTCGCTGGACGAAACCACCGGGCTGTTCACGCCGACGACCGCATGGACGGCCGGGGCTGCCTTGACGTGGACCGGCGAGTTCCTGGTGCCCGTGCGCTTCGCCTCGGACGACATCGAGTTCGTGCTGCCCCACCGCGACATCGCGGAAGTGGTGTGCGAGCTGGTCGAGGTGTTCGGTGAGTAAGACCATCCCGGTCGCACTCGACACCCACAAGGCGCAATCCAGCACGACCCTGACCGACCTGTTGCTGCTCGGCCCGCTGGACGATGGCACCTATCGCGGCATGACGCTGCTGGATGCCGATGTCGCGTATGACGACACAGGCGGCCTGATTGCGCCGACCCGCACCGCCGGTAGCGTGACCTACAAGGCGCGCACGGGCATGGAGCTGTCAGCGCTGGAATCCACGGCCGATCTCGGCGTGGACAACGCGGAAGCCAACACACTCCTGCCGATTGCCGGGTTCGAGGTCGAGGGCATCACGCAGGCGCAGATCGACGCGGGCGCGCTCGACAAAACTCCCTTCGTTGTTTACCGCGTCAACTACCAGAGCCTCACCGCCGGCTCCCACGAGGTCGTTGCCTCGGGGACCGTGGGCGAGGTCCGCCAGAAGGTCGGCGGGCTGACGGTGATCGAGCTGCGCTCGTTGTCCCAGCAGCTCAAGCAGTCGATTGTCGAATTGGATTCGCTGTCCTGCCGCGCCAAGTTCGGCTCGCAGACGGGCGAGGAACGCTTCCCCTGCGGCTTCGACCTGACGACGGAATGGGTGAGCGGCACGGTGCTGGCGGTCGGCACGGAAACCGACCGCGAGTTTGCCGACACCGGACTCACGCAGGACGACGACTACTTCGCGCCGGGCCTCGTGGAATGGTTGACCGGCAACAACGCCGGCCAGCAGACCGAGGTCGAGGCGTTCGGATCGGGCACGGTCACGCTGCTGTTCCCGACCGTCAACCCGATCCTCTTGGGGGACACGTACCGCATCCGCCGCGAATGCACGAAGCTGCATTACGGCCACAACGGCTGCCGCGAGTTTTGGGGCAGCAACTGGACGCTGCATTTCCGGGGCGAGCCGCATATCCCGATTGGCGACACCGGCACGCTCAACACGCCCGGGGCTGGTACCTCACAAACCAGCCTCAACGGCACGGGCGAGGTCGTCACCACGCCGTCCTCCGGTGGCGGTACGGACAGCGGCGCGGGCTATCCCATTCCCGATGGCGGAAACACCTCCACCACGCGCACGCGCGGCGCGACGGTGCTGGACCCGGTGGCCTATGGCGCGGACCCCACGGGCGCAACGGATTCCACGGCGGCGTTCAATGCGGCGTTCGCCGCGCTGCCGGGCGATGGCGGCACCATCCGGCCCTCGGCGGGCACGTACAAGATCAACCCGAACACCAGCATCCAGCCGGTCAGCTACTCGTTCCTCGACCTGCTGACCCACGATGTCACGCTGGAGGAAAGCTACACCGCGACCGACCACAAGTACGGCCTGCTGATCCAAGGCATCACGCAGTTCGAGGTCGCGGGCGGAAAGATCATCGGCTACCGCAACAAGGGCGCGGTCCCGTCCGGCACGACGGCCGAATGGGGCCACTGCATCGCCTGCTACACCTCGACCTTCATCACCATCCGCGACATCACGCTCCGCGATGCGATGGGTGACGGCATTTCCATCGGCGGCAGCGACGACGTGGCGATCGACAATGTGATCTCCACCAACAACCGCCGTCAGGGCCTGTCGATCGTCAACGGCTCGCGCATCGACGTTACCGACTCGGAGTTCAGTCATACCAACGGCACCTCACCCGAGTGCGGCATCGACATCGAGCCGGAGAACGGCAACACCTGCGACAGCATCAACATCAAGAATTGCCGCCTGACCCGGAACCACAAGTACGGCCTGAACATCCTCATGCGCGGCACGGTGACGGGCGCGACGATCAGCAACATCACGATCGACGGCTGCACCATCGACTACCAGGACAGCAACGGCGTCGTGTTCCACGGCGGTAGCGGGGTGGACTTCACCAACAACACCGTGCGCCTCAACAGCGCGACGGGCGTGCGGCAGGAAGGCACCAACAGCCTGACGATCTCGGGCAACACGTTCGAGAACAACTACACCCGCGACGGCACGGTCACGGACGGCACCTTCCAGAGCGTCACCGGCACCACGGGCGTCCCGGCGGGCGACCTGCTCATCTCCAGCGCAGGCACCGGCCTGAGCGTCCTGACGAACACCTACTACAAACGCTGATGCCTCGACTGATCCCGCGACTGTCCGCTGCGGAGCGGACGGCGTTCATTGCGGCTGCGCGTTCGCATCTGGATGTGCCCTTCAAGCACCGTGGGCGCTCATCCAGAGGATTGGACTGTCTCGGGCTTGTGGCAGTGAGCTTGACGGCCATCGGCTACGCGCCGCAGCAGGACGAGCGTCTTTACGGGCGGCATCCCGAGCCGGATGGAGAAAAGCTGCGCGCGTCGCTGTGCGAGCATTTCGGCGACCAGATCGCGCTCGACCGCACAGCCCCCGGCTGCGTGGTTTACATGCGCTGGCACAAGCGGCCCAACCACGTCGCCATCATCGGCGACTACTACCTCGGCGGCCTGTCGCTCATTCACGCACTCTGGGAGTCGGATCGCGTTGTTGAGACGCGACTGGCTGGCCCGTGGCCTCGCCGCATCCTCGGAGCGTGGCGTCCATGAGCGGCAGCACCATCGGTGGTGTCGTCGGCGGCGTCATTGGCGCGTACTTCGGCAACGCACAGCTCGGATGGATGATCGGCTCCGCCATCGGCGGCTACGTCGATCCCGATGTCATCAAAGGACCGCGCCTCAAGGACGCGCAGGTCCAGACCTCACAGGAGGGCGTGCCGCGCCCCATCGTGTTCGGCACGGCGGTCGTCGCTGGCAACGTCATCCAGCGTGGCCCGCTGATCGAGCACAAGCACAAGGAGCGCACGGGCAAGGGCGGTCCCGAGCAGGTCACGTACACCTACACGCGCACCTATGCCATCCGCGTGTGCGAAGGCCCGATTGCCGGCATCCGCCGCATCTGGCGCGACGACAAGCTGATCTATGACGTGCGCGATCCGTCCACGCCGGACGACGGCACCGATCCGTCCGTGTGGCAGGCGGCGGCGATGGCCTTGGCCGGTGACACGCAGAGCTGGGCCTCCAAGCTCACCATCTACCTCGGCGACGAAACGCAGCTTCCCGATCCGACGCTGGAAGCCCTGCCTGCGGAGTTGGGTGGTGGGGCGGGGAATGTGCCGGCCTATCGCGGTTCGGCGTATGTCGTCATTGCAAACGACGACCTGACCGACCGGCAGGGCACGCTCCCGCAGTACCGCTTCGAGGTGGTCTCCTGCGGCGACACCGTGACCATCCCCGGCGAGGACCCGCCGTGGATCCATAGCTTCACGGGGACCACGCAGTCCATCTTCGACATCGGCGCAGACCAGACCGGCACCTTCATGGTGTCGGGTTGGAACGACAACCTGCGCATCACCACGAACGGCAGCTTCTGGTCCGGCGTGGATTACAGCGGGACGGGGATCAGCACCAGCCTCGCGATCGCGGACATCTGGAACGACGGCGGCTGGTACTTCGCCGTCAACCAGACCGTGGCCTCGCCGTCCAGCGGGCGGACGTGGGACACGACGATCATCCCCGCGTACCCCATCCATCCCCAATCGGTGGGCAAGGTGGCCGGCACGTATTGGGCCGGCGTCCATGACGTGGTGGGCACGACCAAGGTGTTCCAGCCGCGCGACACCGTGGGCAGCACCGTGATCGACTACGGGGCCAACTACGGCATCCCGGAGTGCATTTCCGATACGTCGGCGGGCGAAATCCTGCTCTGCACGACGACGGGCAAGATCCTGAAGTCGGGCGTGGTCGTCCACGACACGGGCGGCGCCGTGATCGTCACGCAGTTCGCGCGCCACGGCACCACCATCGCGGGGGCGTTCGGCGGCGGCTACCTGCTGTCCACCGACGACGGCGCGACGTGGACGACAGGCACCGGCCCCGCCCTCGACGGCGTGGCCTATTCGTCCCACTGGTACGGCGTGACGAACGAGGGCATCTACGCGACCGACGATCCGGCCGGCACCTGGACGCTGGTGGATGACTATTTCGCCGGAAACGGAGGGGGCTCCTACATCTGCGCCTCCGAAAACGGCGCGGTCCTCGCCACCACGCAGGACGGCAAGACCGCCTACCTGCCGGCCTACCGCACGGTGCCGGACGCGCCCAGCTTCCAGGTGGACGACAGCGGCAACCTCTACGGCCCCGACCGCAC